GCCTCGTATACAGTCGCGGGATTCGCCAAAACTGCTATACTCTAACTTTAGATACTTTAAAAATGCAAGTGACTTATGCCACAACCTAGAAAACCCAACGCAATCAAGAAAATATTAGGCAATCCAAGCAAGGAAGCGAAACACAAACTTGAGGATTGCGTTAAATTCAACCAGTCTGAAATGGACACTTACGCCCCGCCTGACCTAAGCGAACGTGAGCTTGAAAAATGGCACGAACTAGCGCCCATGTTGAGCGCGACAGGCGTATTCACTCAGGGAGATCGTGAAATGCTGGCGCTCTATTGCCGGACATGGGGACGGTATTATGATGCGGTTGAGCATGTTAGGCGCTATGGGGCTTATACAACGAAAGGAAAGGAGCGTGATAACGTCGCCTCTCCTTGGGTTGATGTGATGCTTAAGACATCCAATTCATTAGTCTCTATACTTGCCAAGTTCGGTATGTCACCTGTTGACAGGGCAAAGGCTTCTGTCGTTCAGAAAGAAGAAGTTAATGATCCGAAGGATAGATTTTTTAGCTAATGCAAGACTTCGCGACTGAATACGCCAAATCAGTAACATCAAAAAAGATCATTGCAGGGCCGCATGTCCGCGCGGCTTGTCGTCGGCATCTTAAAGATTTAAAAGAAGCTGGTGCGCGTGGCCTTCGTTTTGACTTAGAAAAGGCGAATAGAATTATAGAGTTCTCCCAGGAGATATGCTGTCTCAATGGTGGCGATTTTGAAGGCGTCCCGTTCGATCCGCTGCTATGGCAAAAGTTTATTTTATGCAATCTATTCGGCTGGGTTAAGGATGACGGAACCAGGCGATTTAGAACGGCATTTGTTGAAACGAGTAAGGGATCAGGAAAGTCACCTCTAGCCGGTTTAATCGGTATTTATGGCCTGGTAGCAGACAACGAACCACGGGCAGAAGTTTACGCGGCAGCGACGAAAAAAGATCAGGCTATGATTTTATTTCGTGATGCCGTGGCTATGCGTAACTTGTCTCCTTATCTTAAGGCGAAGCTTAAAACGTCCGGTACGGGTGCAAACGTTTGGAATTTAGCTTATCTTGAGAAAGGCTCTTTCTTCCGTCCAATATCTAGCGACGACGGGCAGTCCGGCCCACGTCCACATATCGTATTGCTTGACGAAGTTCACGAACACAAGAACAGTAATACTATTGAGATGCTACGCGCAGGTACAAAAGGCAGGCGGCAGGCGCTTATATTTATGATTACTAACTCAGGGCATGATAAGCAGTCTGTTTGTTGGAATTATCACGAGTATGCAATCAAAGTAGCTAATGGATCTTTAGAGGATGATAGCTTCTTTTCTTATGTCTGTGCATTGGATAAAGATGACGAACCATTCGAGGATGAAGATTGCTGGGTTAAAACCAATCCAAGCCTAGGCGTAACGATACAGAAAGACTACATACGCGAACAGGTGACAGCGGCAAAGGGAATGCCGTCAAAGGAGTCTGTCGTTAGGCGCTTAAACTTTTCCCAATGGGTTGGCGCGTCAAATCCTTGGCTATCATATGATATATGGATGGCGGCTGGTGATACGTATAGTGAAGAAGAATTGTTAGGTCGTCGCTGTTATGGTGGTCTAGATTTATCTAGCGTTCATGATTTAACCGCTATGGTTCTGGCATTTGAGCCAACAGAAAAAGACCCGAACTGGCGGCTATTGCCATACTTCTGGCTGCCTGAAGAAGGACTATATCAAAAGGGCCAGCGCGACGGCGTTGATTATATTACCTGGGTAAATGAAGGTTATTTACACACTACACCAGGAAAAGCTATAAACAAATCATTTGTTTGTGCTAAAATAGCAGAAATATCTAGTAAATTTAATTTGGTTGTGCTAGGTTATGACCGTTGGCGCATAGATGATTTACGGTCTATAATTGATGCAGAAGGAATTGACGTGAATTTACAGGACTTTGGGCAGGGCTATAAAGACATGGCTCCGGCTGTAGATGAATTTGAAAGAAAACTATTATCAGGGATTATGACACACAACAATAACCCTTGTTTAACCTGGTGCGCTGCTAATGCGATTATTGTTTCAGACCCTGCAAACAATAGGAAGCCAGATAAAGCAAAAAGCACAGGCCGCATCGATGGCATTGTTGCTGCTGTTATGGCTGTTGGAAAGTCACTTAACGCTGATAATTTTGATATTGATAGCTATATTATGGGAATAGTTTCTTAATGAGTTTTTTTTCTTGGATCAGTTCATGGCGTTATGGACAATCAAATCTATCAAATCGCTATGGCACTCAAGAAACCTATTCATCTGCCATTGTTGATGATGTCGCAAGTACCGGCGTAGATTCAGCCCTTCAGATTTCAGCCGTTTGGCGTAGTGTCGAGATTATCAGCGGAATTATATCAACACTCCCAATTATGGTTTATCGATCCAGGAGCGGATCCAGGACAGTAGATCGTGAAAGCCCGTTATGGTCTTTATTGCACGATACTCCGAATAGCTTAATGACATCAAACGAATTTTGGGCGGTTATGATTGTCAACTCGCTTCTGAAAGGCAATAGCTATGCCTATTTAGAACGTGATTTTGATGGTAACGTTTTCTCTATGATGCCAATGCCAAGCGAACAGGTAGAATACCGACGCTTTAAAGATGGAACAGAATATTATTTATTTTATGATGGTAATGACATCATAAAATTAAACACGGATAACGTGTTACACATTAAACAAATGGGTAACGGTGTAACAGGCTTCTCAAGACTGGATTACATGCGAGCTAGCGTTGGCGAAACAATCAACGCCCAACGATCAGCCAATAAAATGTTTTCCAACGGCGGCAAGCCGACAGGCTTTCTTATGGTTGATGGTGTTTTAAAGCCGGAGCATAGGAAGCAATTAGAGGAGTCATTTAACGAAATGGTATCCGGTAGCGCGTCAAGAATGCGTGTATTAGATAGCCTGATGAAGTTTGAGCAAATCAGCTTAACGCCAGAGGATGTGCAACTACTTTCAACTCGACAATTCAGCGTCCAGGAAATAGGTCGCTGGTTTGGTGTACCTGCAATACTGCTAAACCAAACCGAGGGAACGACAACTTTGGGAAGTAGTTCAAATGATATTATCGAAACGTTCTACAAACTGACCATAAGACCTGCTATAGTTAATATTGAACAAGCACTTAAAAAGAGAGTTCTTACAGCAAAACAGCGGGCTAAATTTGAAATTGAGTTTAACATGGACGCTTTGCTTAGATCCTCATTAAAGGATCGCATGGAAATTTATAGCAAGGCAGTTCAAAACGGTATCTTTAACCGGAACGAATGCCGACAATTAGAAAATTCAGAGCCGTTTCAAGGCGGTGAGATTTACACAGCTCAATCTAACTTATTGCCTATTGATAAACTAGGCGTTGCAAATGTAGGGGTAAGTCAAAATGGAATATCGAAGCCAGTCTCTCAATAATTTTGAGTTAAAATTTGAGTCCGATAATACCTTTAGCGGGTATGCATCTACCTTTGACAATGTAGATAGTTATGGCGATACGATTTTAAAAGGCGCTTATACTGAAACGCTTAAAAATCATGGTGTTCCAAAAATGTTGCTTCAACATGATAGCCATGCTTTACCAATAGGAAAATGGATAAATGTTAGCGAAGATTCAAAAGGCTTGCACGTAACCGGAGAATTTACCAAAGGCATGGCGGTTGCTGAAGATGCAAAAGCAGCTTTACAACACGGCACTGTTGACGGCTTATCCATTGGCTTTATGTTGCGTAAAGGTGACTATAAACAGTCTGATAAAGCAGAAAACGGGCGTATAATTGAAAAAGTATCTATGCTTAGAGAAATATCAGTCGTTACATTTCCAGCGGATTCCTATGCTAGAATAGATTTAAAAAGTGAAATTGAAGAAATTGAAACAATCAGAGACTTTGAGTACTTCTTGCGGGACGCTGGAAGCCTTTCAAATTCTTCTGTTAAAATGCTAATAAGTAAGGCAAAAACCATTTTTCGAGATGAAAAAGAGGAAATAACGCCGGATTTAAGCGAAATAGTAAAAAGATTAACTAAAATATCAAGTTAATCTATAAATTAACCACGCCGTGAGGCGCTACGGGCTTGTCGTGAGACATCCCAATCCAATTTAAGGAACAAAAATGAGTATTGAATTAATCATGAAGTCGCTCGATCAAATCGAAGCGAAAATGGCGGCTCAATCTGAGTTAGCCGATAATCAAAAGAAAGAAACTGGCGCAATCAGTACCGAAGTTAAAAACGCCATTGAAGCCTTTGGCGAAAAACAGCGCGAACTTGCAGACGAACTTTTACAGTTAAAGCAAAAAGGCCTGGGATCTTTTGAAACAAAAACCGAAGATTCAGCCGGTGCGCAATTCACAAAATCATCCAATTATGAAGCCTTCGCTTCTGGTCAAACGTCTAAAGCGCGCTTTGAGGTAAAAAACACAGTAACAAATACTGTTGGTTTAACTTTCTCAGATCGTAAACCGGGTGTTATTGGTGGCGCGTTCCAGCAATTCAGCATTATGGATGCGTTAACAGTTGTGCCAACAACTTCAAGCAGCATTGATTATGTGCGTGAAAACGTGTTTACTAATAACGCGGCTGAGGTTGCAGAGGCGGCGCAAAAGCCTGAATCTGCTATTACCTTTACTCAAGTCAACGTCCCTGTAACCACCATTGCACATTGGATAAAGATTTCAAGACAGTTGGCAGCTGATAACTCAGCGTTAGCTTCTTATATCGACACCCGTATGCAATACGGTGTTAGATTGCGCCTTGAAAATCAGTTAGTTTCAGGTAACGGAACGGCTCCTAACATTAGCGGTTTGACGGCTTCCGGTAACTTTACAGCTCATGGCTATACGGCGGCCAACTTGACTTCAGCCGGTATGTTAAACAACAAAATAGATATTTTGGGTTTAACGTTGGGCGACACTCAAGCGGCTAACTATCCAGCCGACACTATTTTCTTTAATCCCGTTGATTACTGGAAAATGCGTTTGGCTAAGTCAACCACTAACGAGTATCTAATGGGTGATGTCAATTTACCAGGCCCGCCAAACATGTTCGGATTGCGTGTTGTTATCAGTAACAGCATTACTGCCGGTAACTTCTTGATGGGCAGTATGGCACAGGCAGCTACATTCTACATGCGTGAAGGCATTGTAGTTGATATGTCTGATAGCGATTCCGACAACTTTACCAAGAACTTAATCACTCTGCGTGCTGAAATGCGAGGCGCTTTGGCGGTTGAAAAACCAGCCGCTCTGCGTTACGGTTTGATTACTCCAGCTTAATAGCTAAGTTCACTTTCCCCGCCGAAAGGCGGGGGTTTGAGGTATAGATTATGGAATATGAAGTCGAAATAACAGGTATGGTAACTAGTTCGCCTTGGGGATCTTTTTCTACTGGCGATATTTACAGAGGCGATAAGGCCGTATGTGATCATTTGGTGAATCAATGCGGGATTGCTAAGTATGTGATCAAAGCAGAGCCAGAACCAGCTAAACCAGTCAAAGCCAATGCGAAACAGGGTTAAAGTAGAGCCAGCAGTTGAGCCTATAACACTGGCTGAAGCCCGTCAATATTTAGGCATTGCTCAAACTAGCGATACCAGTCGAGATGCTATCATCTCAACACATATTACTAGCGCTAGAGTCTGGGCAGAGCAATATACACGGCGCGCGTTTATTACGCAGACGCTTGAATTATTTTTGAATAGCTTTGACGATGCTATTTACTTAGTTAAGCCGGTGCAGTCAGTCACTAGCGTTAAGTATTACGATGAAGCTGGAACGCTTCAAACGGTTAATAGTGCAAATTACTTAGTTGAGCCAATTTCAGGCACGATTACAATTAAAAGCCCCAATTCATGGCCTTCTGTTCGTTTAGGAATGAATCAGGTTATTGTTGAGTATGTAACGGGCTATGGATTAGCCGCAGCCGTTCCAAGTGATATAAAAACAGCATTGAAGTTTTTAGTCGGGCATTGGGAGCGGTATCAAACCAGTATGGAGGGGGGTGTATTAACGACAGTACCATATGCAGTTGAACAATTGCTAAGCAATTACAAAGAATATGAAGGCTTTTTCCAAGCCTGGATAGATAGATAATGCACAAGCGTAGAAAGTTTTTAGAGTCATTACGAACGCAACTACAAGCCTTAAGCGGTTATGGTGGCGTATGGATTCAGCGAGCAAGCCCGAATAGGAATATGTATCCGGCAATTACGATCTACACGGAAAGCGAATCGGCACAGGCGCAAACCATCGGCGATCCTCCCTGTCTTGCTAGGGTTGCAAATGTTAATATTTCAGTCTGGATCAGAGGCACTCAGGACGATGAAAAGCTAGAACGGGACTTTGATAACTACGCTATGGATATAGAAAAGAATGTTATTTTACCTGTTGGAGCAGATAGTTTTTATTTGACGCAAACCG